TCAAAAACGAGGGCAAGATGGTGGCCTTCGCTCCACAGCCTGGTCCACAGACTGCGCTGCTCTCATGTGGTATCGGCGACATTCTGTTCGGTGGTGCGCGTGGCGGTGGCAAAACCTACGCCCTGCTCGGTGACTTCCTGCAGCATGCAACCCTCTACGGCAAAGGCGCAAAAGGCGTCCTGTTCCGACGCACCTATGACGAACTCGACGAGGTCAAGGCTCAGGCGCAGGACATCTACGGGCCACTCGGCTGGAAGTTCAACGGATCGAAGAACGTCTGGCACTCCCCAAGCGGCGCACAATTGAAGCTCCGATACCTGAAGCGTGATGCTGATGCTGAACGCTACCAGGGGCATCAGTACACATGGATGGGCATAGACGAGGCTGGCAACTTCCCCGACCCGGCGCCGATCGACAAACTGAAGGCGACGCTCCGGTCAAAGCTCGGCGTGCCTACCTTCCTGCGCCTCACGGCAAACCCCGGCGGCCCTGGGCACAGCTGGATCAAGTCGCGATACATAGACCCCGCACCACCGATGACCCCGCACGTCGACCCAATCACAGGTGACTTGCGGGTTTTCATACCTTCGCGGCTGGAAGACAACCAGATACTGGCTGCAAACGACCCGACCTACGTCAACCGTCTGCGAGGCTCTGGCCCTGCGTGGCTGGTGCAGGCGTGGCTGCTTGGAGACTGGAACGCATCACCTGAAGGCGGCATCGTCAAAGCTGCATGGTTCAAGCGCTACGGCACAGCCCCAGCAAACTACACCATGATCGTGC